GTTCTCCAAATGGAAATGCTGCACATTCTTCAATAACCTCCTGCGCAAACTCCATTTCTTTGGGCGCCCATATTCTCCCTGACTCAAACAGAGGAGATACCGCGTTAACCCTAGCGTGTTTATCTTGGCCTCGGCTAGGATTAAAATTTATAACAGGGATTCCCATCTTACGCAACTCATAAGTTAGTGGGAGGCCAGATGCTTTAGACTCAATAATTACAGTTTCAGGATTCCAGTAGCCATATTGTTCTAACGCGATCCTACGCAACTCTGGAAACTCATACCTGCCTTTTAAACTATCTACTAAAATTAAATGAGGTGGATCATCTTCACTTGGTCTAAATACTCCCCAGGTTGTAATAGCAGAGTAGTCAGCAGTTTGTTTTTTCATAAAAGCAGTGTCATAAGATTGTATGACATGTTCTAATGGTGGCATCTCTTCTTTCTCCCAATCAACCCACCACTCTCTTTTGATAAGAGCTCCTTCTTCAGATGTGGGCTTCTGCATATATTGAGCGTTCCATTTTGATAATGGTACAGATGCTTTGACTGCTTCAAGATCTTTTTTAGTCCAATACTGAGGCCATACAGGTCTACCCGATGGCATAATCGCAGGGAACTCTATTACCTCCCATTGATCTGCTTTAACTTCTTTCTGTGCAGATATTAATCTACCTGTTAAATCTTTTTCATTCCATCTTGTCATGATCAACAAGATTGCTCCACCAGGTTGAAGACGTTGTCTAGGACCTGAAGTATACCATTCGAATGTTCTGTCTAGTGCTTGAGAATTCATAGCGTCTTGTTCTGAGTGCGGGTCGTCAATAATCAGTAGATCTGCTCCTCTTCCTGTTATCGCCGAACCCACACCTGCCGCATAGTACTCACCTCCTTGGGCGGTTTCCCACTTACCGGCAGCTTGTGAATCTTCTCTGAGTCTTGTTTTAAATATTTCTTGATACTCAGGAGAATCAATCAGAGCTTTGGCTTTACGACCAAACCGCACGGATAAC